GGCCGACCGGGGGCGGGCCTCTCTTATATGCGCGGGGGATTTTTAAGGAGAGGGGGTAAAGCCGAGTTGGAGCCAAAAGCTTCCAATGACGCGCGCGCGCGAGCGCGCACGGACAAAGAGCCCGAAAAAGCCGGGGAAAAATCCGCAAGACGCACGCCGATGGAACGAAAAAAACGGACGATCATCGAGCGGATGCAAAAGCTGGGGACGTACAAGCCGCAATACATGGAGGCCATCAATCGGACGGCGAAATTGTACGTTCAGATGGACGAGATCGAGGCGGCATTCGAGAAATCCGGCGGAAACGTAGTCGTCACGCATACCAACAAAGCCGGAGCAAAAAACTTCGTCAAAAACCCTTTCTTACAGGCGAGAGACGAGGTCTACACGCAACTGCTAGCCCATGAGCGCGAGCTGGGGCTTACCCCTGCGGCACTCAAACGGATCAACGAGGCGGCTATGGCAAAAGAAAAGAAAAGCACGCTAGGTGAGGCGTTGAAGGCGTTGAGCGGATGATGCGAGGCAAATATGCGGAGACGGTATGGGAATATGTGCAGAGCGTACTCAACGGGGAGCGGATAGCCTGCCGGGATCTGACGCTTGGGTGTAGGCGATTCGCGGAAATGGTGGAGAGCGGGAAGTACGACATCAAAACCAAGGACGCGGATTTCGTGATCGGTATCATCGAAGCGACATTCAAGCACCGACAGGGGGAAAACCTAAAGGGCGAGCCAATGCGGGGAAAGCCTTTTTTACTTGAACCGTGGCAAAAGTTCTGCCTGTACGCCATGCTGATCTTTTTTAAACCGGGGACGGAGGAGCGGCTGGTAAAAGAGGCGTTTATCTTCATCCCGCGGAAAAACAGTAAAACGCTATTCGCGGCGGCGATTGCCTACGGACTGGCGATCCTTGAGAGAGCCAGCGGGGCGAAGGTGTACGTTGTGGGCGCGGCCCTAAAACAGGCCATGGAAAGCTTTGATAACTGGCGCTACAACATCGAGAACAGCTTGTACGGCAGCCGAAAAGAGGCGGAGGCGGACGGCTGGAAGATCCTAAACAACAGCTTCGGACACAGTATCAGTCATGAGAATCTGGCGGGAGGGTCGATCAGTCTGAACGCGCTAGCATCCAACCCGGACAAGCAGGATTCCTTTAACTGTAATATCGTCATTGCCGACGAAATCCACGCCTACAAAACGCCGAAGCAGTATAACATCCTCAAAGAGGCGACAAAGGCGTACACAAATAAGCTGGTGATCGGTATCACCACGGCGGGCGACGACGGGACGGGCTTCTGCGCCCAGCGCTTGGAGTACTGCCGCAAGATCCTCAACGGGACAGTGGAGGACGACGCATATTTTATATTCGTGTGCTGCGCCGACGCAGACGAAGACGGAGAAGTAGATTTCACGTCGCCGATCCAGCACCAAAAAGCGAACCCAAACTACGGGATCACGATCCGGCCTGCGGACATCATGAACGATGCCCTGCAGGCCCAAAACGACCCGCAGCAGCGAAAGGATTTCTTTGCCAAGTCGCTAAACCGCTTCACGGCGGCGCTCAAGGCGTACTTTGACGTGGAGGAGTTCAGGCGAAGCAACAGGCGGGCGGAGGAAGTGCTGGGAATCAAGCAAGAGTGGCCGGCGGAAAGAAAAATGCGGGCGCTGGCGGCGCTGCACGCAGACTGGTACGGCGGAACCGACCTGTCAAAGCTGCACGACCTGACGGCGGCGGCGCTGGTGGGACACTATAACGGGATCGATATCATCATCACACATGCATGGTTCCCAATCGTAGCGGCAGCCAAAAAGGCGGACGAGGACAATATACCCCTGTTCGGCTGGCGTGATGGCGGCTGGCTGGATATGTGCAACGCGCCGACCAACGACGCGACGACCGTCGTCAACTGGTACAAGGCGCGGAAAAAGGATGGATTCAAGATCCGCCAAGTCGGGCACGATCGAAAGTTCTGCCGTGAATATTTCCTTGAGATGAAAAGGGCGGGCTTCCGAATCGTCGATCAACCGCAGTACTTCTACAAAAAGAGCGAAGGCTTCAGGCACATCGAAAGTCAGGTGAAGAATAATCACCTGTATTACCTCGGAAGCGAAGCCTACGAGTACTGCGTGCAAAACGTCAGAGCAATCGAAAAAACGGACGACATGATCCAATACGAGAAGATCCAGCCACAGCACAGGATCGACCTGTTCGACGCGTCGGTCTTTGCGGTGATACGGATGCTGGAAGACATGGAGAGGATAAGCGATGCAAAAAGCTGGCTCGATGAGTAAGTGGGAAAAGGGCAAAAGAAGCAGAGACGCGCCCGCTAAACGGTATGGGGTGCTGTGCTCGCCGGATGCGTGGACGATCCTGTGCGGTGACAGCTACAAGCCGGTGACAGCATGCCCGGAGGTGCAAATGTGCGCCGGGGTATACGCCGACCTGATCTCCTGCATGACGATCCATCTAATGCAAAATACAGACCGGGGGGACGTGCGAGTGAAAAACGAACTGGCCAAAAAGCTGGACATAGCGCCAAACGCGAACATGACGCGGGCGACGTTTATGTCCTTGCTGGTGTCAACGTTGATCCTGCGCGGCAATCAGGTAACCATTCCGCAGTACAATGGCGAGCTGCTAGAGAACCTGCGGCCCGTGCCGCCGTCCATGACGAGCTTCCGGCAAGAGGGCGAGAGCTACAGGGTGCGAGTGGGCGGGCGAGAGTATCGCCCGGACGAAGTGCTGCACTTCCTCCTGCGTCCAGACCCGGAGCAGCCGTGGCAAGGGAAAGGCTTTGAGGTGGCGCTACAGGACGTGGTGCGGAGCCTGAGGCAGACAAACGCCACAAAAGAGGCCATTATGAAAAGCCCGGCCCCATCGATCATCGTCAAGGTGGACGGCCTGACGGAGGAATTCGCCAGCAAGGAGGGCCGTGCCAAACTGCGGGAACAATATCTGGATGCCAGCGACACGGGGCAGCCGTGGATGATCCCGGCGGAGGCTTTCAGCGTGGAGCAGGTCAAGCCGCTGACACTGACCGATTTGGCAATCAAAGAGGGACTGGAGCTGGACAAACGGGCGGTGGCGGCCATGATGGGCGTGCCGCCTTTTCTGGTGGGTGTGGGCGAGTTTAAGCGCGAAGAGTTCAACTGGTTTGTCTCGACCCGCGTCATGGCGGTGGCCAAAAGCATCGAGCAAGAGCTGACCCGCAAACTGCTGTACTCGCCGGATCTGTACTGGCGGTTTAACCATCGGAGCCTCCTCAATTACGACATCGGCGAACTGGTCAACGCAGGCAAAGAGATGGTCGATCGCATGGCCCTGCGGCGGAATGAGTGGCGCGACTGGCTGGGCTTTGCCCCAGATCCTGATATGGACGAGCTGCTGGCATTGGAAAACTACATCCCGGCGGATCGTCTGGGAGATCAAGGCAAACTCGTGGGAGGAGGTGAGAGCGATGAGGAGTGAACGACAGACCCGTGGCGGAGCGACTCGCTTTGAGACGCGGGAGGAAAACGGAAAAAAGAAAATCGAGGGTTACTTTGCCGTGTTCGGAAGCAACTACGAAATCTTTGACGGGGCGACGGAAAGCATCGACCGCCACGCCTTTGACGGGACGCTGGACGGAGATATCCGGGCACTGATCGACCACGAGACACGTCTGGTGCTGGGCCGCACGACGGCGGGCACCATGACGCTACGAGTGGACGAGCATGGCCTGTGGGGCAGCATCGAGATCAACGAGCAGGACAGTGACGCAATGAATCTGTATGCGCGGGTGCAGCGGGGCGACGTGAGCCAGTGCTCCTTCGGGTTCGACATCCTTCAAGAGCGGACGGACGTGGATCCGGGGACTGGGGCCGTCCATTGGACGATCGAGCGCGTAAAGCTCTATGAGGTGTCCTGCGTGACGTTCCCGGCGTACAAGGAGACTGCCATTTCCGCCCGGGCGGCGGAATATCAGGAAATTCAAAAACGGCAGATAGAGCTCTGGAAAGAGCGAATGAAAGCGAGGCTGAAAAAAGAATGGCATTGAGACAGGTCATCCTCGGTAAAAAGATCGGGGATCTGAACAAAGAGCTGGCGGCGGAGGAAACCAAAGAGGCCGAACTGCGGGAGCGCAGGGCAGAAATGGAGCGCCGCGAGGCGGAACTGACGGAAGCGGTGGAGGAAGTCACCGAGGAAACCAGCCCGGAAGACAAGGAAGCGCTGGACGGCGAACTCGCCAAGTACGAGGAGGACGACAAGGCGCTGGCGGCGGAGGAAGAAGAACACGAGACCAAGCGACAGGCCATCAAGGCCCAGATCGCGGAGCTGGAAAAGGAGCTGGAAGAAATCAACGAGCGCAGCGCCTACACCGGCAAAAAGGCGGAAGACGGCAAAGAAAGGAAGGCTGAAAGACCTATGGAGAATCGGAAATTCTTTGGAATGGACGTACAGGAGAGAGACGCATTTTTCGCGCGGGAGGATGTGAAAGGCTTCCTGCGGACGCTGCGCGAGGTAGGCCGCGAAAAGCGGAGCATTACCGGCGGCGATCTGACCATCCCCGACGTGATGCTGGGCATTATCCGCCAGCAGACCGCCGAGAACAGCAAGCTACTGAAACACGTGACTGTGCGTCAGGTTCCCGGCACTAGCCGGATGCTGGTGGCGGGCGCTATCCCGGAGGCCGTATGGACGGAGATGTGCGCCAAGCTCAACGAGCTTGCTCTGAGCTTTACCAATGTGGAGATGGACGGCTACAAGGTGGGCGGCTTCATCCCCGTATGCAACGCCCTGCTTGAGGACAGCGATATCGCGCTGGCGACCGAGGTACTGACCGCCATTGGCCGAGCTATCGGCCTTGCGCTGGATAAGGCTATCCTGTACGGCACGGGCACCAAGATGCCGCTTGGTATCGTGACCCGTCTGGCCCAGAGCAGCGAGCCGAGCGGCTACTCCACCAACGAGCGCGCTTGGGCCGATCTGCACACCAGCCACCTCAAGGCCATCACCAACAAGACCGGCGTGGAACTGTTTAAGGAGATTGCGACGATCAGCGGCGCGACCAGAAACGATTACGCCAGCGGCGCGAAGTTCTGGGCCATGAACGAGGCGACCAAGCTCAAGCTGACCGTGGAGGCCATGAGCCTCAACAGCGCCGGTGCGCTGGTAACGGGTATGCAGGACGTGATGCCGGTCATCGGCGGCACGATCGAGACCCTCAACTTCATCCCGGACAACCAGATCATCGGCGGCTACGGCGAGCTGTACGTGCTGGCCGAACGTGCGGGTGTGCAGCTGGCCACCAGTGAGCACTACCGTTTCGTCGAGGATCAGACCGTATTCCGTGGCACGGCCCGCTACGATGGTAAGCCCGTGATCGCGGAGGGCTTCGTGGGTATCGGCATTGCTGGTACTGCGCCGGACGCTGACGACGTGACCTTTGCCAGCGATACCGCAAACCCTTAAGCGCGGCCCTGCAAAAGCTGGAAGTAGGGTCGCTGAGCCTGTCTCCCAAATTTAACCCGGAGACGCTGGAATACACCAGCACCACCACAGGAGCGTCCGCCAAAGTGACCGCCACGGCGGCCAAAGCTGGCGCGAAGATCGAAATCAAAAACGGCGCTACGGCGGTGACCAACGGAGGCTCTGCCACGTGGGCGACCGGCGCTAACGTGCTGACGATCAAGGTGACCTACGGTACGACCGTGCGAACCTACAAGGTGACGGTCACTAAGAGCTAAGAGACGGGAGCGGGCGTGATTCGCGCCCGCTCCCCTATTCCCAGAAAGGAGGGCGCACATGGACAAAACGACGGTGCTGTCGCTGGTCAAATCCCGTCTAAACCGCTTACAGAGCGATACCAGTATGGACGACTACCTGCTGGTGCTGATCGACGCGGCGGAGGAAGAACTCAAGCGGACGGGGATCACCATCCGGGAGGGAAGCGCCGACGACGCGTTCCTCCTGACGAATATGGCCGTGTGGAGATATCAGAACAGGGACAGCGCGGGGGCCATGCCTCCGTGGCTTGCCCAATACCGGCGGGAACGTTGGCTGGCGGAAAGGGCGGTGCATGAGGATGCTCCTTGATAGTGGTATCTGCACTGTGTTTCAGCGGGAGGATGTATCAGAGGGCGGCGGAATGCCGAAGTACGAATACACCGTACTGACTAAGAGCTGGTATGGCGAGCTGGACTTTGAGACCGTGCCCGTAAACCCCAACGGCAAACGAGAGGACACTGAGGCCAGCTCAAGGATCCGAATCTACCAAAACCGCCAGATCGACAACCACACGGTGGTAGTGCTGGCAGACGTGGGCGCACTGCCGAAAACCGGCGTGCGCTACGACGTGACGCGGGCCTATCACGGCCACGACGACGATAACGGCCAGCCCATTACCGACCTGACGTTAAAGGCGGTGGAAGCATGACATTGCCGGAGTTTGGGCGGCTGCTGGCGACGGTAGACCCGGACGTTAAGCACCACGTCAGCGCCAAGCGCGGGAACTATACCACGTGGGCCGAGTATGAGCGCATCGACGCTTCGGCGGATGGTATCAATCAAGGCGGATGGAAAGTACAGGTGGAGCGATACACGCGGGACGAGTACGACGAGATCGCGGCGGCGCTCTATGACCTGCTACAGCACCGGGACAACGTGGCCGTGGAGTACCTGATGGACAGCGAGGGCGACGGCGAGGATCTGGTCATCCGGCACCTGTTCGATTGTGAGGTATGGTGAGATGGCTAATTTCCATGTGCAAGGCATAGACGACCTTGCCAAAGGTCTAAAACTGTTAGGCCAAGAGACAGGCCCAATGGCGGAAGATATGCTAAGGGCGGGAGCCGTAATCATGATCGGGACATGGAATCGGGTCATTATCGCCAGAGGCCATGTGGACACGGGAGCCATGCTCAAAGGCGTAAAAGCGACAAAAATCAAAAAAAACAAAGACGGGGATCTTGAAATCCAAGTTTACCCTCAAGGGAAGGACAAGGACGGAACGCGAAACGCGGAAAAAGCATTTCTGCTGCATTACGGATGGAAAAGCAATGCGGCTACAAAGGGGCCATGGGTCGGAGATCACTTTGTGAACGAAATCGAAGACCAAGGAACACCAAAGGCGATAGAAGCCATGGAATTTATCATGAACAAACAGATTGAAAGGAGTGGACTCTAAATGGCATTTGTGGGCATGAAGCACGTTGTAGCCGCCCCGATCAAAACGGAAGTAGCCGGTCAGGCTGTGACCTACGACACGGGCGTGGAGATCGGCGCGGCGATCAGTGCGACGGTGACCATCAACCGCAACACCGAGGGCCTGTATGCTAACGACGCGCTCAAGGAGAGCGACAACAGCATCACGGGCGGAACCATTGACCTCAACATTGACGATATCAGCGACGACGCGGCGGAAAAAATCCTAGGGGTCAAAAAGACGGCGGGAGAAAGCCAAAATCCGACGGTCTTCCATGAGACGGGCGAGGCTGCGCCCTATGTGGGCCTTGGCTACTACCGGGTGCGGCGGCTCAACGGCGTTGAGAGCTATCGGGCGTATTGGTATCACAAGACCCAGCTTTCCATGGCCAACGAGACGGCCAACACCAAGGCGGGGAGCATCACGTGGCAGACTCCTACCCTCAATGGCAACATCATGGCCGTGGTCAACGATTCCACCGGAAAAAGCAAGTTCCGGGACTACGCCGATTTTACGGAGGAGTCTAAGGCGATCGCGTGGCTGGACACCAAGGCCAACGTGGCGGGGGCGTAAACATGGCCGAACTGAAAATGAAAGTGGCGGGGCGCGAGCTGCGCTTCGCCTTTGATCTACAGGCGTGGTTCGACGTGGAGGCGGTCTTCGGGAGCCTGAGCGAGATGAACCGGCGGCTGGAAGAAAACGAGCGGCCCATGGAGGTCAGTATGGAGCTGGCGGCCATCACGGCCACGGCGGGAGACCGGGGGAGCGAGCCTGTGACGGTAGAATGGCTGCGGGATCACCTGACCCCCAAACAGGCCAGCAAGGCCGCCATGCTGGCGAAAACGGCCTTTGTGGAGGGCATGACCCGAGACGAAGACGAGCCGGAGGGCGCTACGGACGTAGTGCTGGAAGAGCTCGAAAAAAAAACGAACGCCGAAGCCTGAAAGCGATCAGATTTCTAGGCTACGGGCTGACGGCGGGGCTCAGTCGGGCGGAGGCGCTCACTACCCCGCCGTCAATAATCATGGAGCTATATTTGCAGCGGCGGGATTATGACGACCAGCTGCACGGGATCAAAAGAAAGCGCCTTGCAGATTGGAGTGACGAGTAATGGCGGTGCGGGAGATCAAGACAAGCATTGCACTGGACGGCGAACAAGAATTTAAGCAGGCGCTGGCGGACGCGAGCCGGAATCTGCGCGTTATGGACGCAGACCTGAAAGCGGCTGCGACCGAATTTAAGTTTACAGGCGACGCACAGCAATACTACACAGAGAAAAGCCGAAATCTAAAAGAACAGATCGCCCAGCAGGAGCAGGTCGTGGACATGCTGGTCAACGCGGTGCGGAAAAGCGCCGCCGCCTTCGGGGAAAGCGACGCAAAAACGGACGGGTGGCGCATCAAGTTGAGCAATGCCACCGCCAAACTGATGACAATGAAAAAAAGCCTCCAAGACACGGACAAGGAGGCGGAGGAGTTTGGGCGGGACAGTAAACGCGTCGGAAAACAAATCGAGGACGGGATCGGAGACGGCGCGGAGGAAGCCAATAAGAACGTAAAAGACCTGATCGAAAATCTACAACAGGACATTGGGAGCATCAAGGGGAGCGTAGGCTTTCAGGTGGCCTCTACGGTAACGCAAACCATCATAAGCGCCGTACAGGGCGTGACCGACTTTGTGGAAAGTAACCGAGACTACCGCCGCGCCATGGAGCAGTTCGAGACGGCGGCAGAAGCGGGAAACCACAACAAAGATGCCATGAAAGAGATGCTGTTCACGTTGGCGGCATTTACGGGCGACTTTGACGGCGCAAAAGAGGCCGTGAGCAACCTGATGCAAACGGGCCTCACGGAAGAATGGATGGGGACGGCGGCGGATATATTTTCCTACGCGTCGCTGATGTTTCAGGATACGCTGAAGCTGGAGAACCTGTCCGAGAGCTTTCAGGAAACCGTGAAGACAGGGAAACCGACTGGCGCGTTCGGGGAGTTTGTCGAACGTATGGGCGGAAGCGTCGAAGAGCTCGAAAAAGTAATGGGAGATGCGGGAACGACGGAGGCCAAGGCCATGGCGGCTCTGACATATGCGTCACCTAAAGGATATAAAGCTAATCTGGATAAATACAACGAAAAGACCAAGAACATACAAGCGGCTGCGAAAGCACAAATGGAATTAGCGGATGCTTGGGCTGATGTAGCTGAAACATTAGAGCCATTAACAACAAGCATCACCATGCTATTGACGAAGGTTGTTGAGGGACTAGGATCAGCCGTTCGGCTGCTGATGGGTGATGTAAAGGGATATGCGGAAGAACTGGGGATGACAGAAGAAGAATTCAGGCTAGAAACGACCAAAAAAACGGGGAACGCTGGCTGGCAAAACGACGGGAAAAAATTCCGCTTCGACGAGGTGGGAGAAGCCCTGAAAAATATAGCTATCGGCATTTTTGGCGGAGGAGAAAGCACGGGCGCTAAAGATGCGGGAGAAGCCGCTGGTCAGGAATACGCAACCGCATTAGCGGACGCGGCATCGAGCGCGCTGCTGGACGACGAGAGCCTGCAGAACGCCATTGACCTGCTGACGAGCGGATGGACGCTGGGCGGAGAGGACGAGGCCGCGAACCGGCTGGAACAGCTGGGGCTGACGGACGAACAGAAACAACAGGTCATCGACGAGATGGGAAAACTGGGGATGGACATGAGCGACAGTCTGGACACGTCGCTGACCGACGGGATGAATACAGCCGGGGCGAATGCCGCCGTGGCGGGCCAGAACGTGGGGATCAGCGCCCAAAACGGGCTGAGTAAGGGATTCGCGGCGGCGTATATTACGACGGTGGACTGGGTCAACCGTATCAACGCGGCGGCGGCCAGCCTTGGGAGCGGGCTGGGGGCCGTGCCATCGTACAGCCTGAGTAACGGCGGATACTTCGGCGGGACGCTGGGGCGAAACCGTCTGAGCGTGACAATCCCGCTGAATATCAACGGGCGCGAGGTGGCGCGGGCCACGGCCAGCGATATCAGCGCCATACAGGGTCAACAGTCGAGCCGCGCGTCTCGGCTGCCGTAAGGAGGGAGCGAGATGCGGTTTAACGGCGTGGACGTGCGGGACATCCACCCGCGGATCAGTATCAGTAAGGAGATCCCGCCGGGCTGCCCGGAGCGGACGGTGGAGACCGTCCAAGGCTGGGACGGCGAGACCTTCGCGGCGGTGCGGACGGGACAGGGCGAGTATGTGGCGCGGATCAATATCGCCTGTCGGACGCGGGACGACGCGTGGGAGGCCCGGTCGCGGCTGGCCCGGTGGGCTGCCAGCTCCGGGGACGGCGTGGGCGAACTGGAACCGACCCATTGGCCGGGGAAGGCCTACGAGGCGGTGCTGGGAAGTATCTCCGCGCCGGAGTTTACCTTCGGCTTTGCCACGGTGGATGTGACGTTCATCCTCCCCCGCCCCTATGCCCATGACACCTATATCAGCCGGGCCAGCGGGACGGGCGGCGCGGAAATGGCCGTCAGCGGGGACGGCGTATGCCGCCCCACTATCCGCCAGACCCTCGCGGCGGAGGTGGAAGGGCTGGTGTGGAAGCTGGACGGGAAAGCCTTTCTGACGATGGTGGGGACGCTCACGGCGGAGGCGGTGGTGGAAATGGACACCAAGGGCGGGAGCCTGACCGTCAACGGATCCCATGCGGAGAGCCTGATCGACTATACGGCCAGTCTGTGGCGGCCCGGCTTTACGCCGGGGGTACACAAGATCACCAGCACGGACAGGGGCCAGATGGAAGCGAGTTGGCGTAACGAATGGATGTAGTGTATATATTCGACGCGGCGCGGCGGGTGCGGAAGGTGCTGCCCGGCGGCGTGAGCGAGCTCGTCCACAAGGAAGCGGACTACGAGTTGGAAGCCGAGGTCACCATGGGCGCGGGCGTGCGTCCGGGGGAATTTCTCGGCTTTAGGTGTGTAGACGGGCGTTTCCGGCTGTTTGAGGTGGACGAGACGGAGGAGGACGACCTGCTGGCCGTGACGCGGATCACCGCCACGGACGCGGCGGCGGCGGAACTGACGGAAAAGGTGATCGAGCACGTGGAACTGACGGACAGCGCCCCGGCGGACGGTGCGGCGGCGCTGCTGGCGGGGACGGCGTGGGAGATCCGGGCCACCGCTGCCGGAAAGCGGAAAGCCACGCTGACGGTGTACTACCAGACGGCGTGGGAAGCGCTGCGGGACATGGCGACGGCGTGCGCGGTGCGGGTCGTGCCCTATTACGATTTCAGCGGCGGAGCCATCACGGCCCGATGCATTGATCTACAGGAGATGGAGCCCATCTTCCGGGGCCGTATCTTCGACAGCGCCACCGACGCGGGGAGCGTGTATCTGACCCGGACGGGGAGCCCCTGCACGGTGGCCTACGGCGTGGGGAAAGCCACCGGCGAAGGAAACGACCCGTCCCGGCTGACCATTGCGGGCGTGACGTGGACTAAGGCGGGCGGAGACCCGGCGGACAAGCCCTCCGGCCAGACGTGGATCGCTGACGAGGACGCGCTGGCCAAATACGGGCGGAAAGAAATGGTCTTCAGTGACCAACAGATCACCGACGCGGGCGAGCTGCTGGAAAAGACGTGGGAGGCGCTGGAAGCCCAGCGGGAACCCATCATCGGCGGGACGGCCACCGTCCAAGATATGGAGATGCTGCCCGGCCAGAGCCACCGTAAGATCCGGCTCTACGATCTGGTGGCGGTCATCACCCGACAGGGGGAGACCTTTACCAGCCAAGTGGTGGACATCGAGCGCGACTACGTGCGCCCGGAGGAGACCAAGATCAAGCTGGGCGCGGAGAAGGACGAGTGGAAAAAGAGCCTGACAAAACAGATCGCCAGCATCAAGAGCGACCTTGCCAAGGCCCGGGGCGGCGCTGGCCGGGCCGGGAACAGCGCTGAGAAGAATAAGGAGCTGATCGTGGAGAACATGGACTTGATCCGCCTCCACACCATCGCAATCAACGAACAGGCCAACAAGATCAGCGAGACGGAAATCAAGCTGGAAAAGGCCACGGTGCGGATCACGGCCAACGAAAAGATACTAGCCAGCCAAGGAGACCGCCTGAGTAGCACGGAGATCCTGCTCAACGGCTCGGATACCACCATCGGCCTTGTGGCCAAGGTAGAGACCAACAGCGAGGCGATCTCGTCCGCCAACATCCGCATAGACGGTCAGGCCGCCGAGATCCAGCTGAAGGTCTCCAAAAACGGCGTGATATCATCCATCAACCAGACTAGCGAAAGCATCACCATCAGCGCCAACAAAGTCAACCTCAACGGCTACGTGACGGCCAGCGACCTGAGCGCGGAAGTGGCCAACATCAACAAGTTTTTCGCGGGGACGGCTCAAGCCCAGCGGATGGACATCAACAATCTGACCACACAGACCTTTCAGGCGACCAACGTGTCGCTTATCAACTACGACTGCGGCTGGAAAACCAAGACCTTTGTAACAGGCGTATCGTTCCCACGCTACGTGGAGGGAACGATCTACTACAAGGATCAGAACGGGAGCAATGCCCACATGACCGTACTCACCCCCAAAAAGAACTCCAACGGGAGCGTATCATCCAAGGAAGTTGTGTATCTAGGGAGGGCCATAGACGACTGATGAAAGAGATCATTGAGAACGTCATCCAAGCGCTGAACAAGGTGGACACCCACGGGGAAAACAGTCTCAACTACCTGCTGGCCAGCATCCAGACATTGCGGGAGTTGCTGAAAACCATAACGGAGGCGAGCCGAAATGAAAATCAAGACGAGTAAGGGACACGAATACGAAGCGGCCTATCTGGGCGGGCCGACACAGCTCGGAGACCTCGTGATGCTCCAATACGCGGACGGGCGGCGGCTGCCGGAGATCGCCGCGGAGTTTGACGGGCTGGACTGGCTGGAGCGGATCGACGAGGATCAGGGCGACAAGCACTTCGCGGGCTACTCCCGGCTCAACGGGATCAGCCGAAGCGGCGGAAACGTGCTGGTCGAGCTGGCGAAGGAGGGATAAGACATGGCGGAGAGCGTTGCGCGGGTAGCGCGGTATGAAATCGAGCTGAACGACCCGCTGGTCAATCTCAACGTGCCGGGGCTGCTCGTCCAGAACGACAAGCTGGCGGACACGGTGGTGCTGGCCATCACCAAGGGCGGACAGGCGGCGACCCTGACCGGGGCGACGGCATTCGGCGAGTTCGAGCGCCCCGTGGACGGGGCGAAGATCCGCTGCGCCGGGACGGTCAGCGGCGGGACGATCACCATCCCCCTGCTGGATCAGTGCTACAAGTACGCCGGGAGCTTCGTTCTCATTATCCGCTGTAACGACGGGAACCGGGAGCGGAGCCTGATGCGGCTGTCCGGCTATGTGGAGCGGGGCGGCGACGGCGTTATCATCGACCCCAGCGGGTCTATCCCCAGCTACGGCGATCTGGAACAGGCCATTGCCAACTGTAACGCCGCGGCGGCTGCGGCCACGGCGGCGAAAAATGAACTCCTACAGGCCAAGGCGGACGGCGAGTTTACCGGCCCTCAAGGGCCTCAAGGCCCAACCGGCCCACAGGGAGCGACCGGCCCACAGGGCGCGACGGGCGCGACCCCTAACCTCACCATTGGGACGGTGACCACCGGCGCACCGGGGACACAGGCCAGCGCCAGCTTCAGCGGGACGGCGGAGGAGCCGGTGCTGAATCTGGTGATTCCACGGGGCGACACGGGCGCGGTGGACGGTGTGGACTACTACGAGGGTACGCCGGAGGCGCTGGGGACAGCGTCGCCCGGTACGGCCAACGGGCTGTCGCGCGGTAACCACGTCCACCCAATGCCGACGGCGGATCAGATCCCGGTCGCGTCCGGGGAGAGTCAGACAGTGGGAGCCAGCCTGACAATCATCAAAGATACCGTGGCCGCCAAGGTAGCCACGGTGAATGGAAAAAGCCCGGAGAACGGCGTGGTCACGTTGGGCGCGGCGGATATCGCCGCCGAAGACGGGAAAACGGTACAGGCCAAGCTGGCGGCGCTGGAGGCGCGGCCACAGGGCGGAGCCACCGAACATACCGCCACCCTGACGGCGGCGGGATGGACGAGCGACAGCGCCCCCTACACCCAGACCGTGACCGTGACGGGGCTGGCGGCGGACGCTCACCTGATCGTGGGCCTCGCGCCGACGGTAACGGCGGAAGAGATGGAAGCGGCTGCCGCCGCCATGCTGCTGGCCACGGGTCAGGCGGCGGGAAGTATCACCATCAGCGCCTTTGGCGACAAGCCGGAGGCGGCGCTGCCGATCCTCATCATGGAGGTGGGATGACATGAGCATTATCAGTTACTTTCCCGGCGGGAGCGCCGGGGGCGGAACAGGAATGCCGGAGTACACGTACACAGGTAACGCCTCCTTGATCGACGACGGAGGCGGGAACTGGCGGATCAAGCTGCTGACCAGCGGTGTGTTGACGTTTACAAAGCTGGGAAACGCCAAGGGCGGGATTGACCTGTTTTTGGTGGGGGGCGGCGGCGCGAGCGGCTGCTCCTACAACATCTCCGACTGGTGCGGCCCGGGCGGCGGCGGGTACACCCTGACCAAGCGGGCGCTATCCGTGGTCAAGGGAACGGCCTACAAGATCACCGTCGGCGCGGGCGGCGCGTGGCCAGGCGTATCCAACACCCAATCGCGCGGCGGTACTACGAGCGCCTTTAACAGCAGCGCCGAGGGCGGATACAGCGGTAAGTCCATCAGCGGCGGAAACGGCGGTTCGGGCGCTGCGTCCTCCAACTCAACCCTTGGCGGAACCGACGGCGGGGACGGGCAAAAGGGCGCAAACGGCGTTGGCGAGGCCGGAAAAGGCCAGGGAACCACCACCCGCGAATTTGGCGAAAGCACCGGGACGTTGTATGCCTCCGGCGGCGCTTACAACGCCAGCAACGGCACCAATAACGTGGGCAACGGCGCGGACAACACCGGCAACGGGGGCGGCGGAACCAACAACAATGAGAAGCGTACCACGGGCGGCTCCGGCATTGCCGTCATCCGAAACCACAGGGGGTGAAAAAATGAACTATGCATTGATTGAAAACGGAGTCGTGACCAACATTATCTGGCTCTACTCGGCCAATGCGGAGGACTTTCCGTCCGCCGTGCCCTGCGGAGACTTGCCCGTGGCCATCGGAGACACCTACGACGGGACGGACTTCTACCGGGGCGGGGAACGCGTGCTGACAGCCCTTGAACAGGCCCAGAAGGACGCGGAGGATATGCAGGCGGCGCTTGAGCTGCTGGGAGTCAACAGCGAAACGGAGGAAGCAGAATAATGCAGGAACGTGCAAAACAGATCGTGGTGGACTACTTTAACTCTCACATGGACAAAACGGACGGAAAGCAAATCGGCCTTGAAGATGTGTATGTAGTGTGGTTTTGCAAGGCACTGCAAAACTGGAAAGCTCTGCTGAGTACCAACGTCCGCGACGGGGTGTATTACGAAATCACCCACAATGGCGACAAAAACGAAACCTATGTGGATGTATACAAGAAGTGGGAGAACTACGCCGTGAGGGAGGGCTGACCATGGGCAAATACTACGAAGCGGCGAAGATCGTCCGGGCGACGATGGACAAGGCCGGAGCCATGCTGACGGATGAACAGGCACTCACCGTGCCGGGGCTGTTTGCAGACTGGAACGAGTCGGCCACCTACGCTGTAGGCGACCGGGTACGCTATGGCGGCGAACTTTACCGATGCCTGACGGCCCACACCGCACAGGCGGCATGGACACCCACAGACGCGCCCAGCCTGTGGGCCAAGGTGCTGACAGACCCCAGCGGCGCTATCCTGCCGTGGGTTCAGCCGGACAGCACCAACCCCTATGCCAAGGGCGACAAGGTGACGCACAACGGTAAAACGTGGGAAAGCCTTGTGGACAATAACGTTTGGGAGCCGGGCGCGGTCGGAACGGAAAGCCTGTGGAAGGAAGTGGCGGCATGATCGGCTTTGCGATTGGTTTTGTCGTCGGCGGCCTGATCGGATTTGTGGTGGCCGCGCTTCTGGCGGCGGGAAGGAGCGAGCTATGACCGGCTCACGATCCGCTGCCTTTGCCCGGTTGAAGATCGGACAGGGGTATATCTACGGGGCCAAGGGCCAGACCTGCACAGCGGCCTTCCGGCGGCAGCAGGCAGCCCAATACCCCGATCAAGCCCAGAATATCCTCGTCACCGGGGCCAAGTGGGACGGGCGGCCCGTGTGGGACTGCGCCCAGTTGACCCGCTTTGCCGCCAAGGCGGCGGGGGTGGAGCTGCCCAGCGGGGCCACCAGCCAGTGGCGGAAAGGCCCGTGGAAGCGCAAGGGCACCATCGACAGCCTGCCGGAGGGCGAAGTGGTCTACCTGTACCGCCAGAAAGGCTCCATCATGCAGCATACCGGCCTTGCGCTGGGGGACGGCACCTGCGTCCATGCCCGGGGCACGGCCTACGGCGTGGTGCATCAGCCGGTCAGGGATTACCCGTGGACGCACTGGGCAAGCCCGTGGGAAGCGGAGAGCGCTCCCCTGCCGGTGGAACCCATCGAACCCATGACGGAGGCCACCGTGTACGCCGAGAACGGGCTGCCGGTGAAGCTGCGGAATAAGCCCAGTCAGGGAGAGAACCTGTACTGGCTGGTGCGGAGCGACACGCCTGTTACCATCCGCCAGCCGGGAGAGGAATGGTCACAGATCACGGCGCTATGCACCGACGGCATCCGGCGGAATGGGTGGATGATGTCGCGATTTTTGGTACAAGGATGAAACTTTATGCCATTAAATCAAGAAAATATGAAACTTAATGTCGGAAAGGGGGTGAAAACGAAATGACTACCAGCGAAATCATCTCCTTTGCGGCCATGATCGTCGCCCTGCTGATGCTGATCCTTACAGGCCGCCGGGACACGAGGGGCGGAGCGTCCGAGCAGGGCGAGGTCAAGAGCACCCTCCGGGGTATCGCTAACGGAGTGGACGACATCCGCGTGGAGCAGCGGGCCATGCGCAACGATATCGTCAATCTCTCCGTCCGGGTGGGGAAGGTGGAAGAAAGCGCGAAATCCGCCCATCACAGGATCGACGCACACGAAACAAGGCTGAACAAGTTGGAAAGCGAGGAGCAGAAAAAATGAGGAAGATCATGGTATGGTTGCTGGCACTGGTGCTCCTACTTACGCCCGTCTGGGCGCTGGCGGAGGAAAGCATCCTGAAACAGGTGGACTGGACGCAGGTGGTCGTCTCCATCATCGGCGCACTGGCGGCGGCTATGTCCGCCCTGCTGGCGCGGGTATGGACGCGCTACGTGCGCCCATGGCTGGAAAAGCGGGATATGATCGACGCGGCGAAGATCGCCGTGGAAGCCGCAGAAGCTATGCTGGGCCGGTATCTGGGGGAAGACAAGTGGAAATACGCGTTGAACAGAATGAAAGATATGGGATTTAACATCGAATCGGAGGTCGTGCTGGACGCACTGAAAGCCGCGTGGAAGCAGCTGGACTTGAAGCAGCTCGCCTCCGGGGAGAAGACCAAGCCTGAGGAAGCCTCCGCTGCCGATCCTGCCGAGGTCGCGGAGGGCTAACCCATGGAGCACGGGCGGCAGGATTACGAGAGGGTCATTGATCTGTGGGTGCGCAGTGAGCGCGACCGCAGGGCGCTGAAACGTAAATACCTCGACGGCATCTGCTACGAGCAGATCGCCGACGAGCTCGGAATCAGCCCTAGAACCGTGCAGAACATTGTGAATAGGTGGCGGGGAACAGTAGAAAGCCACCTGTAAAAACAAACGCCGGGGATCATTCCCCGGCGTTTTTTTGCTGCATTAAATCGTCCATCTGACACCCAAGCGTCTGCGCCATCAGGCTCAGCGCGTGGGAGGAAGGAGAACAAAACCCGTGCTCCCATCGGGAGATCGCCAGCGGCTTGCATCCGACTGCTTCCGCCAGCTGGGCTTGGGTCAGCCCGGCGGCGATACGGGCGGCGGCGATGGGACTTTGTGCGCCACGGGCGCGGGGACTAGTTCTGGCCATGGGATTCCTCCTTTTTTTGTTTTGCGCGGCGATTGCGGTAGTAGAGCCTGTTGTATGCATTATCATATAGACCGGCAAAAACATCGAGCCACTGCCCGCTGCTCATTGCCGATAATAGAGCGGATGGGTCAACGTTGGGGAGTACCGTCCAGCCGCGGAAGGCTTGAGCCGTAGAGAGCGCGCTGGCGGCAGAATTGACGTTGGGAAACTCCTCCGGGTGCTCCCGGAGAAACTGCCGAACGTTGGTGACCTCGTAAATATGGCCGTCCGGCGAGCGGAGGCGGAAGAACTTGCGTATCCTTGAGGGGGTCGGGTAATCTACATGGCCGTCCAGCGTCTCCCGGGAAACCACCTGCCACCCGGCCGTTCCGCCATTTTTGTAAAGGAGCAGGATTGCGGTCTTGGGCTTGGGAAAATAACCCGGATGATCGTCCATAAACGCCTGAAGGTTGTCCGTCTTGTAGTACTCGCCTTTTGGGGAGCGGAGCACCCAACGCCTGTATTGAGGTTTAGCCTTGGCGGGATCATTTTTTCGCTCCGCTTCCGCTTTCCGCCGACATTCCATCGAGCAATAAAGGCGCTGGTGTTTATTGAGCTCACAGCCGCATACCTCACATACACGGACGCGGCTTTCGACGGCTTTTTTGTAGACTTCCGCCCGGATGGGTCTGCGCCTTTCGTTGATCGCGTCTTTGTGCTGATGGTAGCGCCGGAGAGCGTCCTCCTTCCAGATCTCCTTAGCACAGGCGGGACAGTAACGCTGGAGGCCTCCATCCACGATATACTCCGCGCCACAGCGCTCACAGCGCGACACGCTGCCGATCTGCCGCGCGTGCCCTGCCTTTCGGCGTTGATAATGCTCCGCATTATGCTTGCGGTCGGCTTCCGCCTGACACTCCGGGCAGCGGTAGGAGCGCGGGTAGCCGTAAAAGGTGGAGCCACAGTCGGCGCATACTTTCGGCTTCGGCTGCTGGTGGTTGCCGGGAAGCTTCCCCAGCTGGGCCCGCGCGGCCTTCTCGCGCTGGCCCAGCGCGACCTGCCGACACTGCGGCGAACAGTAAAAGCGGTGGCGGCCGGTGAGCTCCCGGCCGCACACTTCACAGGTTCTCATTTTATGCCCGTGTGCCTTCCCGGACGATGATCTCATCCTGACAATAATCATCATCCGTGGTACACACGGCGATGCGGACTTCAAGCCCGTCGTTTTCGGGTTTCTTGGCCTCCTGCCGGGCCATGCGGAGCGCCTCGCGCTTCACGGTGCTGCCGTTATCGGAGGCGTAGTTGCTGCCGACCTGTACCGCGTACCAATTCCTGCTCATCGTTTTATCTCCTATCGCCCGGCGGCTTGTTCCGCCCGCGGCTCCTTCTTGATTACGATATTATTATATATCAAAAATGATAAATAGTCAAGGAGAAAATCGAAATTTCTTAGACTTTTTTTGAATCGAGGAGCCGGTTGATCTCCGACAGCCGCTCATATAACCTGCGTTTTTCCGCCACCAGCGCCGCCCGGTCGAGTTTCTGGAGATCATTCGCGGGCTCCGGCTCCTGCCGGGACTCCTGGGGTTGCTCCGGCGACTGCTCACGCCGGTAGGTGATCTTGTACTCGTCAGCGTTGCTGCGGATGAGCCGCTGGGCCTTTTTGAGGGGGACGCGGTACAGCTCCACAACGCATCCAGCCGGGATGATGGTCATCCAGTTCATGTGGCTGCCACCGCTCCGGGGCTGACCACAGGTAAAGGCCACGCCGGGGCCGATCATCGCCCCGCTGTCGCGCCCTGTGGCTTTGGCTATCGTCAGGCCGCTAAGGGAGATCGCTCCCCGAACGGCGGAGACGTTGTGGAGGTATTCCACGACCACTGTCGCCGTTTCTTCCGCCGGGGCCACGTCCGTCTCGCCGTAGATATCCATCAGGAGCTTTCGCGCCGCCGGAAGCGCCTCCGACGGGATCACCCAGCGCCGGGAACCCGAGTCCCACCTGCCGCCCATGAGGCGGATCCGGCGGACGAACACGGAGCTGTAGGGGCTGGTGATGTAGGCCTTGCCGTCTATGGTCTCAATGGAGATCGCGCTCATGCTCAATGCCGCTCCTGCCGGATCTCGCCGTTCTCGTCGATGGCCAGCGTATAGCTGCGCTTGCCGTCGTGGTAGTCCTGCTTCCATTGGCCGTCGTAGTAGGGCGCGCCGTCAAACACGATCTCGTCCGCCTCCTCCATGGTGACGTTGCCGTACAGCCAGTCGTCCACCAGCTCGACCATATCCTCGGCGGTGGTGATCTCCTGCTCGTAGGTTTCCATTGTGTTTCTCCTTCTGCCGGGCTTTGCCCCGCCCGGCGGGGGCGTTGATCGTCTTAGTCGTTGACCCATCCCCAGCGGTCGAACCACTTTTTGGGGGCCTCCACGTAGTAGCTGTACTCGCCGGCGGCGTAGATGCGCTCCACCTGTACGTCGTCGGGCTCGCACACATCCGCCAGCGCGTCCAGCTCGGGGATCAGGGTCTCGGTGGTCACGTGTACGCCGTGGCCTGCGTCCGTGATGGGGTTCCGGCTGATCTCCATACCGTACTTCTTGGCGATCTCTTTCAGCTCTTTGATGTTCATCGTCCTATCTCCCATGCCCGGCGGCTTATCCCGCCTGCGGCCCTTCCTTGATTACGATATTATTATATATCATAAATGATAAATAGTCAAGGAAAAATTCAAAATTTCTGAAAGTTTTTTGAGTTCTCTTTCCCCGTACCCCGTCAGTTTTCGGGGTACGGGCTGTCCATCTGGAGGGGCTCGTCCGGGTGATAGCTGCGCCAAGAGTCGTAGATATCCAGCGCGCCGATCCTCATCCCGCCGATCATCACCGCGCCCATATCGCCGATCAGGGCCTCACAGATGGCCGTGGCCTGTTCCACGGTCAGGCTGTCGAAAAACATCCGCCGGGCTTCCCGCTCCATCACGTAGAGCGCGTCGGCCACCAGATACTCCCACTCGTCGGGGCCGTCGTCCACCCGCTGGCCCGCGGTAAAGATGTTAAAGGATTCGCCGTCGTCCCAGATCTTGGCGATCCGGGGAAGGTATTCCTTCACCCGCTCGTCGTTGAGGGTGTAGACGTAGAGTTCTCCGTTCCGGGCCTTGATGGATCCAACCAGTTTTTCCAAAGTCGTCATAATCTTTCCTCCTTGCGTGTTATCGGTCTAAGAGCTTCTGCTGATAGTCGCTTTCGGCGACGTTGATCTTGAGCGCGGTCATCACGCTGCCGACCCGGCTCTGCATGGTCGCGTCGGCCCGGACGAGCTTGAAACAGTCGATGATATCACCGGCGTAGGGGGCGTTCACCAGCGCCTCCCGGACGCGGGTCAGCTTGGCGATCAGCGCGTCCACCTTTTCAGCGGGGACGACCTTCCGGGACTCTTTGTCAGAGTAGTCGATCATGTAGTCGATGGTCTCCAAGGTGGTCTTCTGGATCTCTTCCGCCCACTTGATCTGCTTCTCAGTACCTCGCATCGTCCTATCTCCCCTGCCCGGCGGCTTATCCCGCCCGCGGCCCTTCCTTGATTACGATATTATTATATATCATAAATGATAAATAGTCAAGAGGAAATTTCAATTTTTGCCTGTTTTTTTCTGAAATTTTGTACCAAAAATGCCGAAAACTTGCGCCGCCCTTTCATGGCGCTCTCCACCCATCTGTGGGAAGATATCCCCAGAAGGGAGCGTGAAAACATGGCGAATTTCCCACCCTACCAAATGGCACAGACCTACCAGCCGCCCATGTATCAGGCGGCGTATCAACAGCCCGCCTATCAGCCCGCCCAACAGGCCCAGAACGGCCTGAGCGGTCGCATGGTCACCAGCCGGGAAGAGGCGCTGGGCGTGCCGGTGGATTTCATGGGCGGATTGATGATCTTCCCGGACGTGAGCCACGGCGCGATCTACACCAAGCTGTTTAACAGCCAGACGGGCCAGACCGATTTCGCGGAGTACCGCCGGGTCGCCCGGCCTGAGCCCAAGACAGAGGCCCCGGAGGCCTACGCGCTGGAGAGCGACGTACAGGCCCTGCGGGATCAGGTGGCGGATCTGACGGGCCAGATCGACGCGCTCAAGACGCGCCGACGCGCCCAGAAGGAGGCGGCGGCGGATGAATAACCCCCTCATGATGCTTTTGCAGGCCGCACAAAACAGACTGGATCCCATACAGATCCTCAGTCAGTTGGCCGGATGCAACCCAATGATAGCCCAAACCCTAAAAATGGTACAGGGTAAGACTCCTGACCAGCTCCGCCAGTTGGCGGAAAACATGGCCCGGGAACGGGGAACAAGCCCGGAGGCGATCCTCCGGGGGCTGGGTATCAGATCATGAAGCACCCGCGGGAGCGCGCGGCCCGCGCTGCGAATATAAGATAAGGAGCGATAACACTATGGCGGATAATGATTTTTCCAGCGGCTACGCGGTAGGCGTAAGCGAGGGACGAAACAACTCCAACGGGATGTTCGGCGATGGGAACTGGCTCTGGATCATCGTGGTCTTTGCCCTGCTGTTCGGCTGGGGTAACGGCGGCTTCGGCGGTAACCGGGGCGGACAGGGCTCGGCGGTGGACGGCTACGTCCTGACCAGCGACTTCGCTAACGTCGAGCGTAAGATCGACGGAGTCAATAACGGACTCTGCGACGGCCTGTATGCTCAGGCTCAGTTGGTAAACGGTGTTCAGCAGAGCATGGCCAACGGCTTTGCTCAGGCGGAGCTTTCCCGTTCCAACCAGCAGGCGGCCCTCATGCACCAGCTCTACACCATGGGCACGGCCAATCAGCAGTGCTGCTGCGAGACCCAGCGCCAGATGGAGCGGGGCTTTGCGGACATCAACTACAACATGGCGACTCAGGCGTGCGATACCCGTAACACCGTCCAGACGGCGGCCCGGGATATCATCGACGCGCAGAACGCCGGTACCCGCGCCGTGCTTGATTTCTTGACGCAGGACAAGCTGGCGACCCTGCAGGCCGAGAACCAGTCTCTCAAGCTGGCGGCCAGTCAGGCCACCCAGAACAACTATCTGGCGGGCGTGATGAGTCAGGAGACCAACCGGATCATCAACCGGGTGGCCCCCTACCCCGTCCCTGCCTATCAGGTAGCAAATCCTCTGGCCGGTTGCGGCTGTAACTCGGGCTATAACGGCTGCGGCTGCTGCTGATCCCCGTAAGGGTGACAATTCGGGGCGGGAGTCATCCCGCCCCTGAGAAAGGAATGAACATCATGGCTTGTAAAACTGTTTGTCGGCTCTGCGACCGGCTGGTGATCTCTCAGGCGGTCACCTTCGCGGGCGGGACGCTGACCATCAACCTCCCGGCGGGGAACTACCGAAACGGCCAGAAGTACTGTATCGTCGTGGCTCAGTCCATCCCGGACGCCGCCACCATCAACGCGCCCGTGGTCGTCACCATCGGCACGGGGACGGCCCAGTACCCGCTGACCAAGTGTAACTGCGCACAGGTCACGGCCTGCGGAATCCGCACGCGCACCAAGTACTCCGCCGTCGTCGTCACCACGGCCACCGGCGGGACGTTCCGCTTGCTGGGTCGACCGGCTTGCGCGCCGAACAACGCCCTTGAGTCCATCAACGGGACGGCTCCCGCCACTGAGGCAGGAGGTGGCACGACGTGAACGGTATCACCATGAGGATGCTCACCCGCCCCCGAGAGGAGGGCGAGGAGGAACGCCGCCCGGAGGAAACTCGCAGACGGAGGGAGCGCGACTGGCCGGAAGAGCGGCGCACGGAGGCCTACGGCTACCCGATGGAGCGCCGCATGACGGCGGATCCCTATCGGCATCAGCCGGACTACACGGAGCCGCCCCGGGCGGGTCTCTATGACGGAGGCCGCCTCGGCTTCGGAGCCGCCCACTACGACGGCGGCATGACCCGCGCGGACGATCACAAGCCAACGGCCATCAAGGCCACCGGCACGGTCTGGATGGACTCCCCCACAGCGGCGGAGGAAGAAACCGGCGAGATCGACCAAGAGTCGGCCATGCGCTGGGTGCAGAGCATGGAGGGGACGGATCCCAACCATCCCCGCGGAGGGAAGTGGTCGCCCGAAGCGCTGAAACCTCTGGCACAAAAGGAGGGCTTTCCCACCGACGGCCCGGAGTTCTGGGCTTTCTACGCGGTGGCCAACGCCATGTACAGCGATTACGCCGCCACGGCAAAGCGCTACGGCATCCACAGCCCGGATTTCTACGCGGACATGGCCGCCGACTTCATTCGGGACGCGGACGCACAGCCGGACAAGGTCGAGCGCTATCTGCGCTATATCGTCCGCAAATAACAAGACCCCCTGCCACATCGGCAGGGGGAATTTTTACGCCGCCAGTTGAAATATCGCGCAACCATGATATAATAGGAAAGTCATGCAAGACTCCGTTGCGTTGGTGCAAAGGTTCGGATTATGCCGGGCTTGGTGTACCACATCCACCAAACCCGAACCAGAAATCTCATCCCCACGGCCCGCCAGATTGTAGGCCACGAGGATAGAGACCTTCTGGTTCGGGTTTTGCTGTACCACGATCTTATTCACCAGCATATCGATCACATTTCGCATATAATCCTCATCCTCCAGACACCCATCCGCAAAACAGGATAGCCACCGCAGAATATCCACCTCCGTCAGCTCGGGCGCGCCGCGCTGTTCCTCGGCCAGCTCGGCGGCGATGCTGGCTTTGCGCCCCTCCAGCTCGTTGATGCGCCCCACCAGCGTGGCGGAAGTAGCGCCCTGCTCCACCATGCGCAGGAGGTTGTCCAGCGAGCGCGTCACCTCGTCCAGCTGGCGGCGGAGGGACACGACGGCACTGTCGTCCTCGGCCTGACGCTGATATTCAGCTGCGGCGGCGTGGGCCAGTGCCTTGATGTTGTCCGGGCTGAGGAGCGTCCGGGCGTGCTCCACCACCAGCCGCTCCAAGTCGTCCTTGCGGAGGGTGGGCATCTTGCACCCGAGGCGGCGCTTGCGCCCGCTGCACGCGTAGTAGTAGTACCGCGTCCCGGAGTGGTTGTGGCCGCTCTCCCCCGCCATGGGCTTGCCGCACGCGCCACAATAGAGCTTGGTGCTCAGGAGATAGTTGATCGTAGCCTTGGTGCGCCCGGGGGCCGTCGTGTTTTTGCGGAGCCGCTCCTGTACCCGGCGAAAGGTGCCGGGGTCGACGATGGGCGGGACTTGCCCCACCAGCTCCACCTCGCCATTATAATGATAGGTGCCGATGTACTTCCTGTTGGATAGAAGGGCGTTAAAGGATGAGCGGTTGAACGCCTTCCCGGCCCGGGTGCGGTAGCCCTGCGCGTTCAGCTCGTCCGCGATCCGGGCGAGGCTCATGCCCTCGGCGTAGCGTTCAAAGGCCAGCCGGACGGCGGGCGCGGTGGACGGGTCGATCTGCAGCCGCTTATACACGGACACATAGCCCAGCGGGATGGTGCCGCCGGTGGACAGGGCCTTGGCGGCGTTCTCGTGCATCCCGCGCGTCACGTCCTGCGCGAGGGATTTGCTGTAGAACTCGTCCAAACTCTCAAAAATGCCCTCGATCAGCGCGCCCTCCGGGTTGGCGCTGATGGGCTCGCACGCGCTGACCACCTTCACGCCATTCTGCCGGAGCCGGGCCTTGTAAACGGCGCTGTCGTACCGATTCCGGGCGAAGCGGCTGAACTTGTAGACGATGACCACCTCAAAGCCCCGGCGGCTGCTGTCCCGGATCATCCGCTGGAAATCCTCCCGGCGCTCCACGTCCCGGCTGGCGGACAGGGCGCGGTCGGTGTACGTGTCCACGACCTCGTAGCCCTCCCGTGCCGCGAACTCCTGACAGACCCGGAGCTGCCCCTCGATGCTGATCTCCTGCTGCTTCTCGCTGGAGTAGCGGGCGTAGATAACAGCTTTCATACGATCACCCTCTGACCGGCGAGCCAACCGCCGCGTGGCCGTAGCGGATCAATCCACGATCCCCGCCGGTCACGTCCCAAGCAAACCATAGACAGATGACGACCAAGATCACAAGCAAGGCCAGCGCAACCACGCGCCAGACGCGCATTTGCTTTACTTCGGCGCGGAGGTGCTGCTCCCGCGCCTCGATCTCTGCGGCGTGGGCCTCTTTCAGGTTTTCCAGCGTGACGGAGGCGTTCCGTTCCATTACTTCCATTTCCCGCCGGTGGGCGGCCTTCATATCGGGAACGTACTCGCTGCCATAGCTGGGCTCGGGCTGGGGATCCTCCACTTCCTCCGGCGGAGGATCCAGCGGAATGCCCAGCACCGAACAGATCGAGAAGACCCGGTCAAAGGCGGGAACCGTCGAAGTATTCAAAAAGTTGTCGATGGTGCCTTTCGAGTTTATGGTCAGATCGGCCAGTTTTTGGGAGGATATGTTCTGCCGGGCCATTTCCGCCCTGACGTGCTCCCGGAGCGCGCCCATATCATACGGCTGCATAGGATCCTGTTCGGTTTTTTCCATGTTTCTGTCCTCTTTCCTCCAGAAAATTTTGTCGAACGCTGGCGACTGCCAGAAAGATGGGATTGCGTCCGCGCATAACGACGTGATACACCAGTATCAGCAGAGGCCAGCGCTTGCACTGGCTCCATTATAGGACGGCTCGCCCGGAAATACAAGAGGAAAGGACGGAGGAAACACATGACAAATTATCAGGAAGAGATCCTGCGGATGGTGAAGGAGATCCGCACGACGGAGATCCTGCGGAAGATCTACCGCGTCGTGCGGATGATGTACCGGGCGGAGGTGGGCCGATGAGCGCCGACGACCGCGCCCGCGTGCTGGCGTTATTGGAAAGTTTGTGCCAATTAGACCTGTACAAGGTGGAAATTTATGCCGAGACGCTGCTGGAAATACACGGGGGGATTGCCAAAGCGACGGAGGAAGCGTAAAATAAAAGAAAACTGAAAAGGGAGTGGGACAATGAAACGATTCTTGGCGGCGCTGCTCTGCGCCGTGGTGCTCTGCGCGGCTGCGTCCGCCGTCGCATTGGAGCCAGTATGGATGACGCTGCGGGACTATCACTGGGTGACGATCGGAGACTACCACCTCACTCTCCCGGACGGAATGGTGCTCGTCGCAGAAAAAAAGGACAATAGCTCGATCACCCAAAACTACGCGCTGGAGGACGGAGCGGAAGGAGAAATAACAGACATTATGCTGTCTGTACGCCGATATACAGAGTTAGAGACACTCTATCCGACGGAAAACGAGTGGAAAACCATGTTTGACGGGGAGCTGGTGCCAGGACTAGAAAATATGACGCGCCTCACAGAAACGGAAACGAACTCATTTAATATTGATGAGCTCCTGTTTGCCCGTGCGGAGCTGAAAGGGACGGAAGGAAGATATTATAACGTCTGCTTGGTGAGGGGAAAGAAAACGGTGCTTAACATCGTCGCCATCGGCGACGACCCCATCGAAGGCGAAACAACAATGGAAAACAACCTCTACTACGGCGACGAATACGGCTATTCTCCCATCAACTACAAGGAGATCAGGCGCTATCCAGATCGCTACTACGGCTTCCACGCCATCGTCGAGGGCGAAGTTACCCAAGTCATGGGTTCGCGGGAAAAAGGCTTTGAGCTGCGCGTGGCCACAGCAAAAGGCGAGAAAGACGAGCTCGTGATCTACGTGCCACAAATCGCCATGCCGGACTACAACTTTTTGGACGGCGACAAGATCAAAGCCTATGTCGTCCTCCAAGGAGAGGAAAGCTTTACGACCGTAGCCGGAGCCACGGTCACCGTCCCATACGCGGGCGCGATGGGAATCGGGCTGAAAGACAAATAGCATCCACCACCAAACAGGGAAGACCCCCGGACACTACGTCCGGGGGTCTTCTTTTTGCGTTTGGCTGTCCAAGTATGCCAGGAACGCTTCCGCCAGATCCGGCGGCATGTTGACCACGAACCTGACCAGCCGCTTCTTGGCCTCGCTCTGGCCCTCCATGGTGCGGGTGATGGACTGGATATCGCTGCTCACCTGCGGGTCGATCATCTCCCCCTCGCCGGTCTCCAACCACCGGCGGGAGATACCGAACTCGGAACAGATGAGGCGGAGAACCTGCTCAGATGGAGCACGATCTCCGCTTTCAATTCGCGAGATCGCCGCGCCGGTCACTCCGACCTTATCGCCAAAGGCTGCTTGATTCAGCCCGGACGCGAGCCGCACCTCTTTGATCCTGTCTTTCAATGCCCTACCTCCCTTCGTCAAATATTATACCAAAAAAATTTACCTGAGTCAAGAAAAATGCTTGACAATCTTACCAGAGTCATATATAATTGTACCAGAGTCAAGAGAGAGGAGGCGGACAGGATGAGCAAAGACAGTATCGCCAGCGTCATCATGGCCAAGGCGGCGGAGATGACCGACCGGGAAGCGGAGCTGGCCATGGCGGTAGCCGCCGCCATGCAGAGTGGCTACGAGCTGGGCCGACTGAGTGCCAAGAAGGACGATAACAAGGCCAGCGCGTGACGCTGGCGGAAAGGGGACAAAGAAATGGAACAGAAGCGCTATGAGATGGTAGCCAGGAAGATCATTGATCTGGTGGAGGGAATGACCACTGAACAATGGATAAAAATAGCAGACCTGATTGACGGGCGCCTGAAAGCACAGGTCGCAAATTTGACCATTGAAAAGACGGATCGGCTGGAAGAACTGCTGGAAGCGGCCATGATTACGGGCGAACATTAACAAGGAGGGACAACCCATGACACTGGCGGAAATGGTCAAGATGATCAAAAAAGAAGGGGACGTAAACCTGACTGTAGAGTACGGCGGAGTGAGGGGCGAGCTGACGGTGGACGCGCTGGCGGGCCTCAAGGACAAGCAGGTACATGAGATATTGGTGACGGATGTCCTTGGGAACACTGGCACTACCATCATTCTGAAAATGAGGGACGAGGCGCTTATCCCCAATCCGTATCTGTTAGGCTGCGCCTGTAAGAACTGAGGGTGAAAAAAGCCTGAGAACCACAAAGGAAGGAATAGGACATGTTCAACCAAGCCCGATTCGATCTCATCCTCGCACTGACGGGGGAGAAGATGGTCGACGCGGCGGAGGCGATGGGGATCTCCATGGCCTCCCTGTACAACAAGCGCCATGGAAAAAACGACTTCACCAGCCGGGAGATCGAGGCGTTCTGCCGCCACTATATGGTCAGCCCCATGGACGTATTTTTCGAGGGGCTGGAGGATGACCTGCGCCGGGCCAAGGGGGCGAAAGCATGACAGAGCTGAGAATGAGGTCATACCGCCAGCGGGCGGCGCTGAGAGCGTGGACAGGCCCGGCTATCTATCACGGCATTGAGATTATCCCCCGGACGGGCCTCAACCTGCTGCGCTACAAGCGCCGTCTGCGGCGGATGGCCGCGCCGGTGTGCCCGCCGGATAAGACTTGGGAGGTCGTGCTGCTGTTCATGGCGGCGGTGGGAATGTTTCTCTACGCCTTCTTGCGGTGGTGGCTCGTATGATAAAGAGCCATGACTTCCTTCATGCCGTGCCGGGCCAGATGGCGACCCGCTTTGACCTCGGGACTCACCTCTTTGCTTCGGAGGGGTCGATCAATGCGCACAACACCTACTGCGACCCCCGAAAGATCCGAAGCACAAAGACGCTGGAAAAGTCGCTCTGTTACAACGCCCACTACCCGGTGGACATACGCGGGCGGAAAACGGCGGATAACGGGCGGACGAACCAACGCTGGACGCTGAACCTCGGAGCCTGTATCGAGTGCGAGAGCCCCTGCGAGTACGGGATGGAGCGGCTGCGGCGGCTCAAGATCCACGAGCTGCTGGAACTGGGCTGCGGGGCTGACTGCCTCACCTGCCCGGAGCCGTGCCGGGTGTACAAGCTGGCCGTGGGGAAGATCGCCGCCGAGGAGATCCAGAAGGCCATGAAACGGAAACAGGCCGAGGCCTTCGCCCGGGCGGCGCTGGCTCAATATCTGCCGGAGGGCGCGAAGCACCAAGAACGAGAACAGCCCCCAAAAGGGAGAGCCCACAGACGAAGCCCACAACGCGCCGCAGGCGTGGAGTGGGCCGAAAAAAAGGAGGAGACCCCATGAGCACGATGGCCTTGGACACACAGGCCCGGACGATCCTCGCACAGGACACCGCCAGAGCCGCCATGAGGGCGATCCAGTCCCCGGCCTATCTGGACGAGTGCGAAGCGTGGGCCCAGAAGTGGTGGGGCCTCCCCTACGCCGTCGTCCGCCGGAAGACCCCGGAGGAGCTGGAGCCCCAGCTGACGGCGTGGCTCAACACCCTGCGCCGCCCGGAGCCGGTGCTCCGCGGGAACGTGGAGGTCATCCCCTTTGAGCGGGCGTGATGCCCGCGCGCGGGAAGGTGTTTAGCGTCCGCGGCGCTGAACGGTTCGCTGGGTCGTCCCCAGCCCTTCCCACCACGGCGCGTCTGGTCAACGTGCCGGTTGTCAGTCCCTCCTTGAGAGGGGGAAACTCTCCTTCCGATGTGTGACAAAGCGGAAAGACGCTTGGCGGCCCGGACAGACGGGCACGTAAAGAGGAAGCGAAACACCAACATGGGGCTAGGAGTTCATCAGGGAAAGAACGTCGCCGAAATGCGCGCGGCTGTGCTAACGCGGCGAAGGTGCGGGTTCGACACCCGCCCGCCCCACCAACCCCGGGCTGGAAACACCCGGGTAGCACCTCAGGCATGGGGTGTCATTACCTCCTAGGGGCATGACCCCGACCCTACCCCTTCACCATCTTTTCGGGGCGGGCGGCCCTCTGGCGCACGGAGATCTGGTACGTCACCGGCGCTCTAAGAGGGCCTATTTTATGGGCAGAAAAAAGGCCCCGGCGAAACCGCCGAGGCCCGAACCAAAGAAAATAGGACTCTTGTATTATACCACAAACAAGCCGGGAAATCAAATCAAGGGAGGAAGGACGATGGAACGAAGAAAATGCCGCCGCTGCGGCCATCCCATGACGCGAATCATCACCCAGACCATAGAGCCGGGCGGAAGCCGCTGGAAGGCCTGTTACACCTGTCTCAGCTGCGGCCACAAGATCGCGGCTGCGCCCGCTGGGAGCCGGGCGGAGGCGGAAAAGGGGCTGGAAGACTTTGCGGCCATGATTGACCAAGAATATAAAACAGCCGACACACGATCCGCCGCGCCAAGAAAGCCCCAAACGGAGGAAGCCGACCGGGCGCTGAATGCCTATGGCCTCTACTGCCAACTGTGCGAGACCCTGACCGGGAAGCCCATTGCCAAGATGGACGAGCTGCTGACCGCCGCCAAAAAGGCCCGGCGGGAGCAGGTTATCAGTGATGGCGCGTACAAACAGTGCGAAGCAGAAAACACCAAGCTGAAAGAGATGGCGGCGGAGGATATTCTGCGGGCGGCGCTGAGCGGCTACCCATGCAACAGCTGCGTAAACAATATGCTGGATGTGTTGTGTGACTGTGACTGCGCGGATTGTGAGCACCATTGCACGTGCCATGAGTGCCACGACAGCGAGAGCTATGTATGGAGGGGCGGGAAATGAGCGAACTGATCGAGCGCAAAGAAGCCATAGAAGCGATCAAAAAGTACGGGAAAGACGCGCTGTCTGCCGGAAGGAAGCATATTGACCCGGTGGATGACATCGTCGAGTTGTGTAACATGCTCGCAGCGCTGCCCGCTGTTGAGGCTACGCCGGTGGTGCATGGAAAGTGGAAATTGGTTGGTGCTGATAAACATGGACGTGGTGGAATTTTTGTGTGCTTGGCTTGTGATAAGTGTTATCCGTTTACGCGTGATTATTGCCCCAACTGCGGCGCGAAGATGGAATGGGAGGGAGATGCCGAATGACCGAAACGCCGAAGTGCCCCTATTGCGGGGCGGAAATGTTGGATGATAGTTACACTTGGACATGCCCCAAATGCTATTCCAATTCCCCCGTCGTGATCTGGGACGAAGAAAAAGTCAAGGGCATGACCGAGGAGGAAAAGATGGCATATGCGCGAGAAGCCGCCCTCCACCGCGCCGAGATAAAGAAGGATGAAAAGGAAGAAGCCAAATGAGTATTGCCAGAACAATGCGCCGCCAAGCGAAACTGAGGATTGAAAAAGAAAATGGCCGAATCACCTGCCCAAAATGCCACGATAAGCTGGTGGAAAAGCCGGGATACGGACAGGTGTGCCAGAAATGCGGATGGGCAAAGGAAGAACGTGGAAAGGAGACACAGTAATGGAAGAAATAGTACGTTGCATGGATTGCGGATATTGCGATGTCGATTCATGGGGCGCTTGGTGCAACAAAGAAAACGCACAACTGAACGATGTATGCGATGAGCATAAATGCGACTCTTTCTTCCCACGCATAGAAAAAGAAGCAAGTTGCCAGCAACTTAGCAAAGCATTGTGTGGCAAGGGAAACGCCACGCTGGACGAAATGCTAGAAGCAGCGGAGCAACTTAAACACCGCGCCGAGCCGGAAAACCGGCTGCTGACGCTGGGAGAAGCACAACAGATTTCCTCCGAAGACGGCGGGACGTGGCTGGAAGAGAAAACAGCGTTGGGATTGGCACACATAACCCCTATTGACAATCAAACCGGCGCTTGCTACATATACACATTTTTCGCAAAATTTCCGCTGATGGCCGAAAAGTATGGCAAAACATGGCGCTGCTGGCCCCGGAAGCCTACGCCGGAGCAGATGGCGGCGGAGAAGTGGGAGGAATGACCGATGCAAGGCGAACAGCTTATGATCTGTACTGACGGCCAAGTCAGAACAAAAGTTGAAAACGCCATCAAGCGACTGCAATCCTTTGAACCGCCAGAAGGGTACTTTGTGGCATTCAGCGGCGGAAAGGACAGCCAGTGCATCTACCACCTGTGCCAGATGGCCGCTGTAAAATTTGACGCACATTATAGCGTTACCAGCGTCGATCCGCCGGAGCTGGTGCAATTTATCAAGCGCCAATACCCGGATGTGATCTTTGATCTTCCGCACTATGCCGACGGAAGCCGAATCACCATGTGGAACCTGATACCAAAACACAAGATACCTCCAACAAGGATGGTACGCTATTGCTGCGAAGCGCTGAAAGAGAGTAATGGAGAGGGGCGTGTTGTCGTAACTGGAGTACGCTGGGCGGAGAGCGCCCGCCGAAAAGCCTCCCACGATGTAGCCAGCATCAAAGGAAAGCCAAAGACCACGGAGAAAATGGCGCAGGAGATCGGCGCAGATTACCGCATCAACAAGAGTGGAGTGTTGGTACTCAACGATGATAACGACCCCGCCCGCCGCTTGGTGGAGCATTGCTACCGCACCCAAAAAGTGATGGTCAATCCCATCGTGGATTGGGAAACGGAGGACGTGTGGACATTCCTGAACGAGATCGCAAAAGTTCCTCATTGCTGCCTCTACGATCAGGGTTTTGAGCGGCTCGGATGCATCGGCTGTCCAATGAACGCCCACGCGAAAGAAGAACTTGACAGATGGCCGAAGTACAAGGAACTGTATCTTCGTGCCTTTGCGCGGATGATCAAGGCGCGTGAAGAGGCTGGAAAAGACAATCTGCATCCGCAGGATTGGAGTACCCCCGAAAAAGTGATGGCGTGGTGGCTGCAAGGCCAAGAGAAGGAAGAACCAACATGACCGCAAAACGCCTTTCCGCCCTGCTGGTGCTGGCGCTGGCCGCTATCGCCCTGACCGTGTGCGCGGGGCTGGCCGCCGGGCGGAACATGTGGCCGTGGATTGTCGCCTACTGGGCCGTGCTGACGGCCAAAAATATCGTGGACTGGATAGGGAGGGGAAAAGAATGACCATCACCGAGGCCACCCGCCAAGCCATGGCGGAGGGGAAGAACATTGCCAGGCGCTGGTACGACCGGCGGATCATCATCAAGCCGGAGACCTCGCCGGACTGCTGCCTGATCTGGTTGGAGGGAAGCAAGAGACCGCCCGCCGTGCGGTGGAACCCGGACGCGGACGACCTGATCTCCGACGCGTGGGAGGTCACGGGAGACTGGTATGAGCCGTGACCCTCTATATATAGTAGAAACACCTGCGGAGCCTACAGATAGTGCCGAGCCAAGCGCCCAAGAAGGACGCGGGCCGACAAAACGAATCCCCCTCTGCTGCCAGCGCTGCGCCCACTTCCGCCCGACCTTCTTTCTCAAGATCGGACGGGAATGCGCGGCCTTCGGAACGGTGGCGGGCGTGCTGGACGATAAATGCGGGTTTTACGCGCCGAAATGACGCGGGGCGGATAGCGCCCTATACGACCCTGTAACACAATTAACTATACGCACATATGCACGGGTATGCATATATTAGGAGGGCGACCATCGGGAGCCGAGGCCGAGGACAGCCGCCAAGGCTCACGGAGGCCGAAGCCCGCGACGCGAAGCGGGGCGGGCCGACAAAAGGGGAGGGGGTACGCCCTAGGGCGACCGGGGGAAACGTCAGGTTTCCCCCACTCGCCCTGGGCCATCCCGGGAGAAAGAACCAAAGGGGAAAAAAGGGACATGGGATATTACGAGAAACGGATCCAGTCGGGGCCGTATCTGGAGGTGTACCGCTACCATGCCCTGCGGTCACCGGGGAAACAGACCCCAAGGGGCCCGGCGGAACGGGACACCACCGAGTATCAGGAGGAGCTGAACTCCGTCGCCGCGTGGAAAAAGCTCCTCCGGCTGGTACTGTGTAATTTCAGCCGGACGGCGGGCGACCTCTTTGTGACCGTCACCCACCGGGAGAAGATCACCGAGACGGACGCTCTCCGGGAGGAGCGGAACCTGATCGCCCGGCTCAAGCGGCTGCGGAAGCGGCTGGGCCTCTCCGAGCTGAAGTACATCGCGGTCACGGAGGAACAGGGGAACTGGCATACCCACCTGATTCTCAACGGCGGCCTGACGCTGAAACAGCTGGTCAAGGTCTGGGGCGACCGGGGCCGGGTAGCGGTCTCCACGCTGGAAGACCAGAACAACTACCGGGAGCTGGCCCGCTACCTGACGACCGACCACAAGGAGTGCCGCCGGAAGACGGACGATCACGGCGACCCGGCCCTCAAGACCCCGCGGCGGAAATATCAGCGCCGCTGGCACGCCAGCCGGAACCTTGCCCGGCCCGTGGAGAAGGTCAAGCCCGCGCCAAAGCCCCGTCTGGGCGAGCCAAAGCCGCCAAAGGGCTACAGGCTGCTGCCGGACTGGCGCTTCGGGGTGGACGTGCTGGGCTATTACTATGTGGACTACGCCTGCATGGCGGAGAAATGGGAGCCGAAACCGCCGAAGGGAGGAAAACGGAATGCCAAAAAATCCAAGGGAAGCCATCCCAGAGCCGACAGAGAGCGTAGAACAACAGCGGCTCTTCCAGTGGGCGCGGATGGCGGCGGGCGCTCACCCGGAGCTGGGTCTGCTCTACCACATCCCCAACGAGGGGAAGCGGAGCGTCAAGACCGGGGCGCGAATGAAAGCGGAAGGGCTGAAAAAGGGCGTGCCTGACGTGTGCCTGCCGGTGGCCCGGAGCGGCTGCCACGGGCTGTACATCGAGCTAAAGCGGGAGCGGAGCGGGCGCGCCACGCCGGAACAGGTGGCGTGGATGGACGCGCTCATGGCGGAGGGGTACGCCGTCAGCCTGTGCCACGGCTGGGAGCGGGCGGCGGAAGCCATCGAGGCCTACTTGGAGGGAGGCGGAGAGAGTGGAAAATGAACATCCATACCACAACGACACCAAAAAGCCGCCGAATCCTGCCAAGGAGGCCCTGCGGGGCTACCGCTCCCTGCTGCGCCAGCGGGAGGAGGTGGAGCGGGAGGTGGAGGAGCACTACGCCCGGGCCACGTCCTGCACGGTGAGGCTCAAGCCATACAAGGCGGCGGGCGGCTCCGCCAGCTACGACCGCATGGCGGACGACGCGATGCGCGCCGCGGATGCGCGTCAGGAGCTGGCCGCTCTGGACGAGGCGCTGGCTGCCGAGCTGCGCCGCCTCCGGGAGATGCTCACGTGGCCGGAGACGGCCAACCAGCGGGAGGTCATCCTCCGGCGCTACCTGCGTGGCCAGCGCTGGGAGGCCATCGCCGCCGCCATGTGCTGCGACAAGGTCACCGCGTGGCGCTGGCACGGCGACGCGCTGGTCACCATCAACCAAAGGCTGGCGGAGGAGGGACATCATGCGCCATAAACAGATCACCATGGGCGAGATCACGCCGGAGTATCAGGCGTTTACGGACAAGTTCAAGCCCAAATTGACCACGGACGACTGCTACACGCCTGACAACATCTACGAGGTGGTGCGGAGCTGGGTCTTTGAGCACTACGGCCTCTCAGCCGATACGCCCGTGGTGCGGCCATTCTGGCCGGGCGGGGACTATCAGGCGGAGGAGTACCCGGAGGGCTGCGTGGTCATCGACAACCCGCCGTTCTCCATCATCAGCGCCATTCAGGCATATTATCTGGCCGCGGGGATCCCGTTTTTCCTCTTTGCGCAGGGGACGACGCTTTTTAAGCCGGATAAGCGCATCCACTACGTCATCGTCGGAGAGGACATCACCTTTGCCAATGGAGCCAGCATCAACATCGACTTTGTCACCAGTTTAGGCGACTACCTGATCGAGACCGCGCCCGATCTCTATCAGCGGCTCAAGGAGGCCAACAAGGCCAACCTCCGGGAGACGGTTAAAGAGATGCCAAAGTACGCCTACCCGATAGAGGTCGTCACGGCGGCGCGCTGTAACTACTACGCCGCCCACGGAACCGTATACCGGGTCAGGCCGGAGGAGGCCCATTTCGTCCGCAAGCTGGACGATCAGGACAGGCTCGGTAAGGAGCTCTACGGCGCTGGTTTCCTGATCTCGGAGAGGGCTGCGGCGGAAAGGGCTGCGGCGGAGCAGGCTGCGGCGGAGAACGCGTCCGCCATCGTCTGGGCGTTGAGCGCCCGGGAAAAAGAGATCATACGATCATTGGGCCAGCCGTAAAGTTGTAACGCCATGCAATGTTTTTTCTGATATATTGGTATCAGGGATTCAGACACAGGGGGCGGCCTAGCGGCTGGCTCCCTGTTTTGTTGGAGGCGGATATGGACGGGACGGACTACGAGCGCCTGATGGCCCTGTGCGGGGAGATGGACTTGGGCGCGGAGCCGGAGCCGGAGAGACCGGCGGAGGAGCCGGAGGAAAAGGAGCCGGGAACGCGGCTGCGGATCCACACCGAGCGCGGAAAGGCGATCTTCGACAAGCGACGCTACACCTCCGAGACGGCGCTGATGGCCGCTGCGGACTGGTACTGGCGGCCCGGATGCGTCTACCACGTGCTCACCGGCGGCGACGTGGACTTCCTCACCTTCCTGCGCTTCGCCATGCGCCAACAACCGGCGGAGTACCTGATGGTCTCCAGCTGGTGCTACGGCGTGGAGGACGTGGCGGAGATCGCCTCGTGGGTCAGCCGTGGCTACGTCCGGCGGCTGGATGCCTACATGGGAGAGATCGCGGCGGCCAGCTACGCCCTATGCCAAGAGGAGCTGGCGGCGGCTGCCGAAGCTACCGGCGGGCGCGTGGGCGTGTTTCGCAACCACTCCAAGGTGGCCGTCATCCTCGGCGACCGATTCAGCTGCGCCATCACGTCCAGCGCCAATATCAACACCAACCCGCGGACGGAGAACACCGTCATCACCTGCGACCGTGACGTTGCCCTGTGGTACAAGGCCTACTACGACGGCATTCACCCGTTCAACGGCTCGCCGGAAGGATGGGAGCCGTATGAAGTACGCTGAAAAGAATCCACACTACGACCGGGCGCGCCACAAAGCGTGGCGAGAGAAAGTGCTGCGACGAGCTCACGGCCTGTGCGAGGAGTGCGCACGCTATGGCCGCGTTGGTAAGGATGGGCTGCCGATCTCGGCGACAGTCGCACATCACATCCAGCACCTCGACGAGCACCCGGAGCTGGCCTACGTCGTCGCCAACGGCCGCGCCCTG